TTCATTTCGCTTTGATCAAAGAAGCTCATCAGCATTTTTGAACCCCTAGCTAACAGCTTAAAGTTATCTTTAACCTTATCTGAAAACAGAGCAAACATTTGGGGGAACTCAGTGTCACCATTACTATAGAGTATGCCACCAACAAATATAAGTGGCTTGCCAGTGCGCCGCACGACGTAAGCTTGCGCTGTTTCGCTCATAACATTGAAGACTTCATCAAGATCTGTATGCCCTAACATAGCAAGCTCTTGTTTATTTTCTTCGGATAGATTTTCTTTAAACTCTTTCCGATGAAATGATTTAAGGGGCGTCATGTAATAGTCGCCCCTTGTTAGTATTTTTACCTCATCATCCATACAGACGCTTAAAGCCTTCATCTACCTGCTTAACAAAATGAGAATCGCGCTTTGATGCATTCCAATAACGCTCATCTTTCATCATTTCTTCTAAACTTTGCTGTGTTATTTGAGATGATGGCTGCGCGTCTGTTGTTGGTGACGGATCTCTAGTTGCTTCCATTATCGCCTCAAGGGCAATAATACCGTCTGCGGTTTCACACATGCGCTCAATTGCTGGCAACGCATCTGCTGGAAAAAATTGATTGGCAAACAAAGAGGCAGCTTCAATGCGCTGATTGGCATTGTCACCAAGTCTTTCAGCTTCAGCCTGAAGATCTGGCCCATCACCAAATGCTTTGGCATACATTTCAATGCCTTCTTGAAACTCATCTTGGCTCATGCCGCTTTCAAATGCATGAGTAGACCACCAATCAAGAAGGTCATTATCAACAGAACTGTCCTCATCAATAATATCAGGCAGTACATACTCACCTTTAGATGCTGGCCTGTTTTCAAAAGCCTTTTCTTGAATCTCTTGCATCATCTGTTCACGAATAGATTCTTCTTTAGCTCCAAGCTTAGAAGACAATTCGCTGTAAGATTTTGCTAAATCTTCACCAGTGTTAAACTTTTCTGGTAGCCACTCAGGTCTTTCTGGCGCTGGCTCAGAGTTTTCTGGTGCTGTGCCATACGCACCGCCTTCTTGAATTAAACTTTCTTCAGACATCTTTTTTAATCCTATGTGCGTGTTCTACTCGTCTTTCAATCAAGCCAACTAAATAACGCTGGCCTTCCATATGGCGCAACTCATCACCAGTAACATTAGGGCCGTATACGCTTTCAATAGTAATAGAACGCAAATAGCGCAGTACTTCTTTACCCGTTGGGCTAGAGAAGATCTGCGCTATATTTTGACTAATCTGTTGATCCTTTTGCTTAGGACGCATTATTCCATCTAACGGAACGTATGCAGATTGTTTACTCAAGTGGAACCTCTTGCTGTTGCTGTTGCATTTGCTGCATCATTGCAACTATCTGCTTACGCTCTTCTTCATCACGAATCAAGGAGTCAGGTACACCAAACTTTTTAGCAAGATGCGCGGCAGTCTCTTCTGAGTTAATTAATACCATTGCCATCTCTGGTCCAAAAGTTCCATTAACTAATTCTAAGAAGCGGGCAATTGAAGAAATGTCTTGATTTGCTTGCGCTTGCGCTAATGGAGATACAGACTTTACTTTGACTTCTCTGCCGTTGACCGTTGGAACCTCAATGCGACCCTGTTTTTTGAGTATATAAATAACCCTTTGCAATACCGGCTGAACAAGTTCGGCTTGTAACCTTCCAAACGCAGAACCAATGCGGCGAGACAAATCTGCCATGCGTTCTGCCACCTCGGTAGCGGAGGCTGGAGTCCTATCTGGGTTGCCCAGCATATCATTGTATAATGCGCGTTTGATATTGAGGCGCATATCCGAAAGTATAAGTTGTGCGACATTAAAATCCCCTGCGGCTTGTATAGGCTGCAACCCCGCAGAACCCATAGCTTTTGGTATAATCGACCCCGGAACCAAATTAATTGTATCAGGATTAATTACCCCATCATCCTCCATTTGGTACACACCAGATATTGCCATCTGTGCATTCTCAAGAATGAGTTCTACTGTAAGGTTGGTTGTTTTAATCGCGCTAAGTGCATTGATAAGTGGGCCTCTGCCATAGACTTCACCAGCGCACTTAGACCATCGAAAGCAAATAAAAGGATTAGAACCAATACCCTTCATTGCTTTTGTATAAATCACTGTGTTGGTTGTCATGCAGAATGCATAGCTTAGGTATGCTTCTTCATTTTTAACAGAGTAATCACGACAAATAAGCTCAAGCACAGTTGTTGTTTTATCTGCGCTGTTGGTCATCATTGATTGCAGTTGAGGATTTAGCTGCGCCTTGGGATATAAAATAGGCAGTTGATCAAATCGAATAGCTTTGCGCTCACGATAAACATGGTCAATTTTATCGTCGGGGCCAGTATCCAGAATGACATGAGGCAAAGGAATAGCTGAGAAAGAAACTGGTTGTACTGCATTCCCCTCTTCGCAAACCAGAACACCAGTCCCGACTGCCAAATCCATGAATGACTCATGGACTTCTTGGGCAAAGTTTGAGTTTTGAATTACTTCAAAAACATATTCTGTAACTTCATCAAGCTCATTATTAATATCTTCACGATCTTCTTTGGGAACCTCAGAGCCAGCAGTAAGATCTGCCCACCTTGCAAAGTTTGGCACAAGGCCAGACTGCAAGCGTGATGCAAACTCTTGCACACCTACAACGGCAGTTTCATCAAAGATCTTATCATCTCTGCGCTGCCCAATAGTTTCATGGTAGAATGACTCCCGCTGCGGAAGGGAATACTCATAGCACTCTTCAAACAAAGGAACGAAATTTTCGCGCTTAGACTTTGCGCGTTCATAGCGCTCTAAGTATTTCTTCGCTACGGGATCAGTTATCATCTTGCAAACCTATTGTAGTACCCAATACCACCACCCATTCCAGTAATTAAGCTGCGTCTTCCACGCGCACCAGTGCGGCGACCTTTGCGACCTGTTTGACCAAGCATTGATTGCTGACGCTTTAATCTTTCCTGACGCGCTTGTGCAAAGCTAACTGGTTTTGCTTCTTCTACTGGTTCAGCTTGTGGCACTTCTGGCGTTCTTGCAGCGACTACAGCTTTAGTTGCTGCCGTTGCCATTGGATCTACAATAGGCGCTGGCTTTGGCGCAGATATTAAGCTTTTCTTTGGCGCAGCAGTTGGTGTGGGAGCCGTTGGAGCAACAGTTTTGGTTGTTTCTTTTGCCCTGTTCAAAGGCTGAGACATAGGAGCAGTTTCAGCTTCTCTTTTTTCTTCTGCTGCCTTGGCTTTTGCTTCTGCTGCTTCGCGGTCAGCAATTTTCTTTTGCTCTGCTGCTTCTTCTTCTTGTTTCTTTTGCTCTGCGGCTATTGCTGGATCAGGGCCGCTACGTCTTCCAAAGCACATTGTTTACTCCTTTGCCTGTTTACTCTGGCATATGCAGAGAAAATAAAAAAATGCAACGCACAATTACATTCTGGCCCACAATCCCTGCCTTCTCTGTGGCTTTTTCTTTTGAAATACATCAAAGTTACGTTTCGCTATTACAGGTCTAGCTGCGGGTTGATTATTTAGCAAGGCTCTGCCCTCACCAGCGCCAAGCATCATATACTGCAATGCGTCATGAACGTGGCTGTACATATTCTTATCTGGCTTATCTGCGTACCTTTCACCACTAACCTCCATGCGGCGATACTGATACCCACCCTCAAAGCCTTTAATCAACTGCGGGCAGCGACGATCAACAAGAAAGGCTGGCTTTCCCTCTACCATTTTATTTAACGGCGCAGCCACCGCTTCCAAACGGAGATCAACGGAATTAGACGGTGCGGGAAATGCGCGTAGGCCAGCACCTCTAAGGATGTGGAAAGGGGTAGATTCGTCCGTTTGCGCCCGAAAGTCACCAGACGGATCGCCATATATAAGAACGTCACCACACATAGAGAATCGTGTAGCAATCTCTTCGCGGAGGACTTCAGCGAAACGAACAATCCCCATGTCAAACGCAACGATTTCAGATTGAACAAACCAACGTCCTCTTATCTTTTGCCCGATTGTAGCGGCTGGTGTTAAGCCAAAGTCCAAGCCAATGTATAGCGGAGCGCCAGCGGCAACTGGTATTTCTTCTTTTGCAACGTGAGTATCTGCAACAAACATTGGGTATATCGGCTTTCCGTCTTGAATAGACCCTAGCCTATTCATTACATAAACATCAATCCAGCTTTTTGTCTTACCCTGTATAAGATTAGGATAATACGACTTCATCATGTTCTTAGTGTTTTCTGCATTTGGATTGGGCTTGTAATCAGATACTTCGCCATCCTCATCGTGCATTTCAACCATACCATTGGGCTGCGTAAAGAAGCGCCAGTTGGTAGGCTTGACTAACATCTTAGCCTGATCGCGTGGAATGTGATCTGGTACTGGAACCTCTCCAGACATAATGGGCCACCAATGATCTTCTTCAGGGGCATTAGTATCACATATTACCCCTGTCCAAGTTGGGCCACCG